AGCGTCGTAAGTAATGCCCAGGTCTGCCCAGCTTATAACAGCATCGGTGCCCGAAATTTCAAACACAAAAAGCTTAGAAGAAAACGAATCCTGAATGATTTTCAAAATTGAATCCAGCACGTCCGAGTTTTCAATATTGTCCGGCGCGTTAGAAGGTGTCCGGCCGCTACCTGCAAAAGCTTTTACGAATAAAGCCTGCCGTGCACCGTTTAAGTCATTGAACCAGGTGTCAAGCCAAGGGGTTCCGTCTGTACTCCCAGGAGTAGTAGTAGGAATTGCTTTTCCATAAGGAAAATTCGGGTCTGAATCTTCTCTGTAGTCAGAATAGGTTGCATCAATCTTTAACATTCTATTTTCTCCTTAAACCCATTCAACGACCATAACCGCAACGGAATGCAGCGGTTTAATTCGCAGAATAAGGTATTCGATATAGTTTTTGTATTCGCTAGGAATCTGTAATTTTTCCACATAAAGAATCTGATTTCTCGCATTCCTGATAATGCGTTTACAAACATAAAAGCAGAAGCTCCAGTAATCAGCGTTATTCGGAATAGAATATGGGCTTGCAGTGTCATTTCGCAGAATCTGAGGCACAAAGCTTTCGTCGCCTTCGCGATAATTACAAACCGCTTTTTCATTTCCGCAGCACATAATCGAATTGCCGCAAACGCAGAAATAGGCAATATTTGCCTTACGCGGATTTGCTACAGGAATGTTTTCTTCAATTCTGATTTCTGCAAAAAGATTCTGCAAAACACTCTGCAAAAACGGCAAAGACTGGCCGCCCCGCGAAGTCAACCAGATAGATGATAAAACCGAACGTCTTTGCTCCAGTTCGCTTTGAGTAAAAATGATTTGAAACACCTGCTCCCATCGCTCAATGCAGCGTGTGGTCTCCGGGAAATAGTCCAGATAAACCTGTTCAATTTCTGTTCTTAAATCTTCCGGCAAAACAGCAATCGCTTCAAAAAGCTTTCGCATGTTTGAAGATTTCGCCAGGTTCCATTGAGATGATGAAGGAAGTAAATTCCTGATTGCCTTTAAAAAATCACTCATTCTTCGTATTCCTCACCGTCAATGTAAATTGTTCCCAGGTCCGCAAGTTCGTTCTTTTTAAGCGTGTAGTCAGTCATGGTCACGCTATTAACCTGCATTTGAACCGTGCCGAATTTTGCCTTGTAGCTTGTCGCAATAGAGTTTGCAATAGCAATTAAATTGTTTGTAGTAATCAGATTCTTTTTGTTGTTATCGTCCGAAAGTCCCCGGATGTATGGTTCGCATTCAAGTAAGAAATTCTTCAAAGCTGATTTATAAGAAGCTCCAAAGTCCGCCTTATCAACGCCCACAATATTTGTAATAAAAACATCAACGGTCACAACAGAAACTGGCTTTATATTTCTATATGTACCATCAGCGTCTGGATCAATAATCGCAGTTAAAGGTTTGCGGCTTGCAATTCCTGTCTGTGGGTCATACGTACAAGCTTCGCCAACGGCCACGCAAAGTTCACGGCCGGGAATACGTGTAGGATATACGTCTGTAGTTCCTGCAACATAAATTATAACTCCGCCAGGAGATTCTTCGTCGTTATATGGATATGTCTGTAAAACTCCAGGAACATCATAAGCCCATATTCTATAATCAGAAGCCGCACCGCCCTGTGGTTGTAGTGCATAACGAGTGTTAACTCTTGCTCTGTAATGCTCTTCAGTTTCGTCATCCACACCTATTTGTGTAACGCTTTGAATACTTCCTTCCTGTTCTACAAATCCCAAAGGTGAAACAAGCTTTATTGCATCCCCTTCAGAAAGATTTCCGGCTGTTCCTGATTGTGTGCAGTATATTGGAATGTCTACAGTTTCGCCTTCAGCCGTCACAGTTTCGCCAGAAACGTACACAAGCCCGGTTGCATCACTTTTAAACTGCGTGCCTGTCATTATAGGTCGGCCTTCGTTTACGACATTTAAGCGAACTGTGCCGCTCCAAGCCTGTCCGCTGGTAGGTTCTTTTACTCCGAACTGTTCACCCAGTTTTATAAGTGGATTTATAGTAAAACCTAAAATTTTAACAGTTCCATAATAGGCTGTATCTGGAAAAAGTTGTAAATACCACCACCCAACCAGCTTATATGGCAAAATAAAGATTCCGGCCAGAACCTTACACAAAACCACTATAAACGACTTAGGCAGCAGCCTTAAAGAGTTGTTGAACTTCTCCTGGCACTGATTAACTAAAAGATTGTAAACACTGTCTATTGTTTTATTTTCGTAAGCCATTTATCTTACTGCCTCCTGCCATTGTGTTTCGTATATTCCACCGGCAATAGTTGCCGCATCCTTTTGAATGTCTATTTCAAGCTGCACGCGCTGCGCATTTGTCGCGCTAAGCTGCGCTTCAATTTTGTCAGCTCCAGCTTCGTCTTTTATCCAGGCAACATCGCGCTTTGCAGCTTCACACGCCTTCTGTAAATTGCTGCTGGTAATTGGCAAAGCTTTACTCATGCAGCCGAACTCGCTTTGAATCCGCTCTTCTTCTTTTGTTTCAGGAATAAGATTTCCCCACCAGGTTTCTTTTTCCTTGCCGTTTACGTCTCCGCAGTTACCACCAAAAAGAGACAAAAGAACCGCCGTATCAAAGTTCTGACAGTCCTTAACAAGTCCTTCTTCTATCACAATGTCAAACTCGCCGCCTTTTGTAACAAGTTCAACATCGCCTTTAAATTCGTTTTTATTCTCACTCATATAACATTACCTGCCGAAGTAGTAGAACCGGATTGTGCATATTGCGTTCCAGTTGTACTTACAGAAATTCCGGCCGGAACCTCTGCATTTTCTTTTATATGTTTGACAATTTCGTTTGCAACTTTTTTCCAAAGCTCCTCGCACATTGCTTTGCCTTCTGCTGTTGCTCCAGGATCTAAAACCGCAGCTGCAATTGCTACGCCTAAAGCATCACCGTTCATTGCCATATAATTTCCCCCTAAGTATTTGCAGCAGTGTCGCCCACATGGACAGCGCCGCTGACAGGACAAACAGCAAGAGCACACAAACAACCGTTTCCGGTAGGTGCGGCAGTTCCCTTACACTTAAAAGTTCCGCCTGTAGCTTCTACCTGCCCTTCTATTTTTACTTTCTGCCCTTTTATTCCTACATCTCCTGAAGCTTCGACCTTATAGTCTTTGTCTGTTTTGTATTTGTAACCGCCGGGAGAAACGCCTTCTATTGTTCCGTCGCCCAAAAGCTTCAGAACCGCCTGCACTTCTCCATCTTCATTCCTGGAATACAAAATGCGCTCGCCGGGCTTTGCTCCCTGACTAACGCTCAAAACTCCCACAGCAACAAAATTACCGGTTCCGTCCACCTTAACAAGAACGATTCTGTCATTTTCCAATGGCGGCGAATCGTCTCCACTAGGCGCGTAAGTCTCAGCAGTCACATTTGCGCCGAAGTAGCTTTCTACCGTCTGAATTATAAATTTTTCTATCTTTGTGCTTATAAGCCTTGCTATTCTTCCCACGGGTAAGCCTCCGGCAATTTTCCGTCACGACTTCCAGGAAGGACCAGAAGAAATTCCGTAGTTTCTCCGCCCTGGTCATCGCGCTTCAAAGTCACACTGTCCGCAAGGAATTTCGTTTCCTTATAGATTTCAGCTCCAGGGGCTAAAACGCTTACGGCCATATTTTCACGGTAAAGTTTACCGTTTTTGTCTCGGTGTCCGCTCACAGAAAGCTTGTACTTTACGCAGTCAGCAAACATTTTGCCCGCCAGAGCTTTTACAGAGTCTTCTATCGTGCCTTCTTCGGCATCATCAATTGCTTTACCATAACAACGCAAAACACCGCGTTTTATCAAAAGATTGTTTTCATAAGTATATGTTTGAGAATCGTTTTCAGAACTTGTTTTTGTGTAGCCGGTTACATGGCTATACATTTTCTGTCCGTCAAACTCCGGCACGCAGGAAATAAAAGGCGCATCGCCCTGCTTGAAAGTCGCGCTTACAGCTTCGTTTTCAGGCTTATAAATCAAAAGATTTCCGTCTGGTGTATTGGTCAAATACATTCCGCGCTGTTCCGCAAGCTTAGACAAAAACTCCCACACCTTATCTTCAAGCTCGCAGTCCACTTTTTCAAAAGCAGCGCCTACATCGCCCTTAACTGTCACTTTAATTCCGAACGGCTCGCAAACCGTTTCTGCTATCGTCTTCAGGTCAAGTCCGCTGTATTCAGCCGGAAACAAAGAAGGCGGCAGACACGAATCCACCAGCACACCGCAAACCGGATAACCCTGCACAGTAATAGTTTCAGCTGAAGGGCTGATTTTTGGAGATGGCGGCATTATAATGCCCTTAAAAACTAAATCATTATTAAAATAAACATCAAAAACCGGATAAGCAAACGGCCGGAAAATTTCCCTTAAAACCGGACTTTCTGCATTCCATTCAGAAGAGAAAGAAAATCCGTCAATTCCGTTTACAGATCTAACAAGAGTGTAACCTGTAAAGCCTGTAAAAAACTTACCGTTTCCCTTTAGTCCTAAATCTTGCGGCGCGTTCTTGTCCAGGACAACACTCTCAGTCTTTCCGCTTTCGGTTTTGATTTCATCCGCCTTCTCTGGAATAATCAGAACGTCCCCTACAAAAATAATAGGGCTGCCGTCAGTGGCAGTCTTTCTGCTGGAAAGCTGAGGGTTTGCTTTTACAATGTCCGGCCACCGCGAAGAGTCTCCCAGGGTCTTTACGCCGATTTTAGAGAGTGTGTCGCCAGGTTGCACTGTGTAGCTTTTAGACATAGTAACGCACCTCCCTGCCCATAGGAATCAAAACAATTTCATCTGCGTTCAGGTGATTATCATTTATAAATTCATCAATGCGATTAAATCCTTCAGCTCCATAAAGCTCAGCCAGAAGCTCTATAACCTGTCTGTCTCTTCCCAGCTTCACAATTCGCGTCATAGGCAGATTAAACGCAGCTTCCTGCATTACCTGAATAGAACTTGCAATCGTCTGTAAGAGTGCAGAATATCCTTCGCCGCTATCCACAAAAGCATCTTTCGCAATCTGCGAATCCATGTATGTCTTGTAAGTTTCAAAAAGCTCTGTCACCGAATCAGCAGCGTTAAGAACGGCCGCTCGGCTCTTAAAACTTCCTGTAGTAGATCCACCTTCTGCGCTTGCTCCAGAAGCTCCAGAACCGGCCGCGCTTGCTGTCTGGGCAACTCCAAAGCCGCAGGAAGCAACAAGACTTCCTAAAATCATGCTTGTAGCTGCATACTGATTTTTAATTGCCTTGTCACCGAATGGATCTTTTTTAACATTTTTAACAATTGAATCCACGATTGTTGCATAACCTTCAATTTTAGCCAGCACGTCCGTAACAAGTGCAGCAGGCATTCTTGCCGTCTGAATCAAAGTTGCTGCAAGCTCCTGGGCATTTGCAGCAATCTTGTCTACGCTTGAAATAATTCCCTGTGCTTTGTTTTTTAGTTCATTGATTTTCTGCAAGACTTTCATCTTGTCTTTTAAATTGCTTGATTTTGATGCAAGCTTTGAAATACCTTCAAAAAGAGAATTGCTTTGGGTCTTCAAAACTGACTGAAGCTGCATACTGTCATCAATCGAATCAGTTTCAATCAGCTCTGCAAAAGTTTCGGCCGCTGTAGTGTCAAATTCATCAATTGCGCTTTCAAGTTCGTCAATTGCTGCGACTTCACTTTCAGGAAAAGTTTTGTCCGTGATAGTCTCTGCAAAAGTCACTACGACCTTGCTTTCGTTCAAAGAAGAAACAAGGTCGTCTGTTCGCTCAATTTCGCCGGTAGGAACAACAGCGTGCTTTCCATAAATCGGATGTTCCAGGAATCCAAAGCCGCGCTCGCAAAGCGCCTCTTCAAACTCACTGGCGTTTTTCATACAGTCCGCACCGTCAAAAATGGCAGTCATTGGAAACTTTTTGCCGCCTAAACCTAAAGACTGAACCTCTGCCCCATCTACATCAGGGAAAGTGTGTTCAGCAGTTTTAAGCGGAGTTTTTCTGTTTACCGCTGGCGAAAAATTAAAAACAATTCTTTTACCGCTGGGCGAAGTGTAAGCTGCTTCAGTAATTTCATCAGTCCATGCCATTTTCTACCGCCTTCCAGTGTTAAGAGTAAAAGCAGGTGCCGGAACAGTTCCAGAAGTAACTGTAAGCCCCTTTTCAAGCCCAATCTGAAGCTGATTTGTAGTCACAGTTTCTTCGCGTGAATAGCTGTTAGCCTGTGCAGCAGTCTGAGTAGGTGCAGCAGTTGCAATCTCAGCTTCCTGGGCAGATTCAGCTGGTAAACCGCCAGCCTCGTCTGTAGATGATCCGTTCAAAAGATTTGCCCTGGTATTCTCAAACCAGCTGTTCATCTTATCGCTCAAACCACCGATTCCTGGAATAAATGAAAGCATGTTCAAAATGCCCTGCAACGGAGCGCAGATAAACTGCAAAATGGAAAGACCTATCATTTTAATTCCGTTTATAAATCCACCTTCTTTGAAAGCTGCAAATATATCAAAAACACTTCGTGCCATTTTCCAGACAACTTCCAAAGGTGAAACTAAGAAATTTAGAATTACACCGCCTACGCCCTTCATTTCGTGAATCTTTGCAAAAAATCCATCCACGGCCGCTGTCACAGCTTTCCATTTATTTGTTAATACCAGGATAATTCCAATTAAAGCTGTAATTCCAATAATTACCAGTGCGATAGGATTTGCGCTCATGGCTGCATTCAAAAGCCATTGTGCAGCAGTTGCAATTGCAGCCCCGGCACCATAAAGCTTCATTCCGATAGCGGCCGCCATTGTAGAAGCATTTGCAGCATTTACGGCAACCGTAGTTCCTACCACGGCCGCCTTGTGCGCAATCATAATTCCTTTTGCTACCGAAGTAACAATATTAACAGCCTGCATTGCCTTCATCATGCCGACAATTGCAAACGTTAAGGTTTTCCAGGCAACAGAAGTTCCCACAATAAAGAGAATAGGACCGCGAAGCTTCCATGCGGTTTGCACAATATTCTGAAGTACGTTCACAATGCTGACGGCCGCATTTACTAGCGGCGTAGGGTCAAACCCACTGATTGCCTTTGTTAAACTGTCAAGCGCGTTGCCACCCTTAACGGCAAACGCGTCTACAAATTTAAATCCAACCTCAGTCAAAGCGGAAAGTAAAACTTTGAATTTGTTTACAAGTGAACCGCGCATTGCTTCAGCATTTGCAACAATTGTTCCTGTAGCTCTGCTGGCTGCGTCTGTGTATTCTTCCAGCTTGCCCTGCCCTGTGTTCAACAAGGCAGTGACAGCTGCAATATTCTGTTTTCCGAAGATCGCGTATAGGTTCGCATTCTTTTCTATGTCACCCATCCCGGCCATTGCTTTTTCCATCTGCCCGATAATCTTAGGCAATGGGAGCATATTTCCGGCCGCGTCTTTTGTAACAATATTCATTTTTGAAAGAGCTTTTTGAGCCGCAGCAGTAGGCGCAGAAAGGTTTGTCATAATGTTTCTTAAATGAACTCCCGCTTCAGCTCCCCGGATGGAATTATTTGCCAGAGCGGTCAAACTTCCGCTCATTACATACATATTATTGTTTGCAGTCTTAAAGAAGCTGCCTCCTGAGCTTATGGCAGCGCCTACATCCTGTAAGCTCATATAGGCACTGTTTGCAGTGTGTGCCATTACATCAGACAAAGTTGTCATATTTGCAGCAAGCTTGTTCGGATCGTCACTCATTAAGCCCATTGTGTTCAAGCTTCCAACAGCAAGAGCTACAGCTTCATCCATGCTTGTCATAGATGCAGTTGCCAGGTCAGCAACGCCCGGCAAAAGACCGATTGCCTGTTCGCTTTTTACACCGGCAAGGGCAAGGGTTTTCAATGCGTTTGCAGCTTCAGTTGCGTTAAACTCAGTAGTAGCGGCAACCTTGCGCACTTCTTTACCCATTACGCCTAATTTATCGTTAAAATCGCTTGCAGTAGAAAAAGCAGGTCCGTAAGCAGCACCGGCTGCCCTTATGGCCTGTTCAAAGTTTGCATATTCTTTTGTAGCAACAACAAGACCGGCAGAGATAGCACCAATTCCACCGACAATTGCAGCCTTTGAAACGCTTTTAACGGTAGCACCGAAGGCATCCCATCTTTTTTGAGCGTCAGCAATTCCGTTGCCCATTACACGCGCAGCAACACTGCCGTTTTTGGCCATCTTATCAAGCTGGCTGCTTGCCCTGTCGAGAATACTAAATTCTGTGCTTACCTTGTATTTTGTTGCCACTATTCAGCCTCAGTTTCATATATAGCTTTAAAGCCTTCGTAATCCTTGCGGGTTTTTTCTATCTGGATTTCATATCGCTTGACCTGCACAATCCAGTTTTCGGGAACCGTCACCGTTTTGGCTTCTTTGTCCCTAGTCACTTCGTCCGGTAAATATGGAAATTCTGGAAAATCCAAATCGCAGCAAACTGTCCGTTCAATATAAACAACCTTATCGCTTACGCAAGCCGTTAATAGCATTGTCAACAGCATCACCATCAAAAAGCTCAGCTGTCTTTTTATCAGCTTCCTTTTGGTTTTCATCCCTGACTTTCTCCTCTTTGTTTTTCAAATCCAGAATTCTTTCCATTTCTTTTACTTTGTCTGCATTTGTCTGTGCTTCTCTTTTGTAGTTGTCACTCTTTTTTATTTCAGCTTTTAGTCTTATAAAAAGAATTATTGCAATAAAAAGGAATGCAGCTGTGGTCCAGAATAAAACCTTCGCAATCATTCTTCACCGTCTTTTTTTGCAATTTTTTCAATTAGCTTCTGGAATGATTTAAATATTGTGTCATAAAAAAGAGTTGCTCCAGTCACAGCAACCCACACCTGCAAAGCACTAATAGGAAGCTTCATTGCAGCAAACGCAACCCCGCTTCCTACCACTACAGACACAATAGTCCAGACCTTTTTGCCGCCCTTATTTATCAAGTTTTTAAGAACACCCACGGTTCCAACAATTGCAACCATTGTCCACAATAAAAGCTCTGAATTCATTAACACCCCCTTATTTCAAACCTACTTTTACAGCCATATATCCCAGAAGACAGGTAATTGCCATCTTAATTAGATAGTCAAACCAGTCTGTATTCTTTGAAGTCTGTTTGTCATTTACTGCAAGCTGAATTTTCAAATTACCCAGCTCAGTTTTAAGAGTTTCAATTTCAGTAACTCTTGTGTCCATGCGATGACTTAAATGTTTTATTTCAGTTTTAATTTCAGCAAGAGACTCATAAATCTCTTTATTACTGATTTCCATGTTTATTTCGTCTTTGTCACTCATTATTCTTCATCCTCTTCTGTATACGCAGGCTTTCCGTTGTTATCTTCCAGGGTGTGCGGAGTAAAGCCCATTCTTTCCATAAGCTCACGCTCGCGCTTTTGCGTCTGCATCACTTGCATAAAACTCAAGCCTGAATGCCTTCTGGCTTCCAGGTCATAAGTTGTTAATCCATTATCAAGCAAAGTCTGACTTGCATTTGCTTCCTTCAGTCTGTCCACACTAGGACGGTTCAAGCCGGTCCAGGTGCACTGCATCCAGGCACTCAGAACCCGCCATTCTCCCGGCTGGCCGTAAGCTCGCATAAAGCCAGGCAAATCAAGCTGCCCTGTTAAAACCATCTGAGTCACCCAGCTGTTAAACATCGGCTGAGTGACTTCGTTTGCAAATTTCTTAACAAAGCGGCTAAGATAGACTTCAAACTCATTGTTTGCCTGTCTGGAAGCACTGTAGTTATTTCCGAACTCCAGCATCAAAACTTCCGGCGGAATGCCCTTGCTCCAGGCTAAAACAGCAATAATCGACTTTTCAAAAGTCGCATAGTTCACGTTTGGTCTGTTTGTCTGGAAGCTCTGAATCTTGCCCCCGGCCGGTGTCTTATATACCGTTCCGGGATTCATAATATCAATCTGATTTGTAGGCGGATTGATAACCGGCGGATAGTTCGCAGGTAAAACGCCGTCAGCTGGCGGCGTTGCTCCAGCTCCGGCTGCTGGCCTTATCGCTCTTGCATAATCAGCCGGACCAACAGGTTTGATTTCATTTGGTGACTCTTCCAGGAAAAGCGGTATCATCGCATTTACAAGACTGGCGCGAACTTCAGCATCGCGTGTTCTGTCCAGATCCTTCAGCATATAGATGGAATCAGAAAGCAGCGGTTCGCCGCGCACATCATCAATAAAATGCTCTGAACCGTACACCATCCAGCTGACAAGCCGTCCGCTTCGCTCGCCTCGCACTGGAATGCGCTCGTATTCATAAGCGCCATCTACAACGCTCTGAACGTAGAAAGCAACCTTCTTCCCCCACTTATCAAACTCAACGCCGTGCTTTATATAATGTCCGCTCTGTAAGTTTGTTGTGTCAGGTGTTTTTATATGGTCTCCGTTTACCCATTGCCACCGCGGCAAATTTGTGTCTTTGTCAATTCTGGAAATAATAATTCCGTCCCCGGAAATAAGACTTTCCATTCTCACAAGTTCCTGGAATGTTCCAAAAGTCTCTTTTTTGCTCCAGTCAAAAACAGCAGGTGTATTTGAATACAAATCAAACTGTACGGCAATTTCTTCGCCGTATTTTACAGCCTGCTGCTCTCTCTCCACTTCGTCCATAGACGGAAAAAGCACCGACCCCATAGGAGTAGGTGTTGCAATAATTCCAGTGTGAATCTCATTCCATACAAGACGGCGAATCACACCCTTTGCATAGAGATTTGTTCTAAAAAGCTTCATAGAACGCTTGCGAAGCTTCCAATAGTCTACAAACGTCCATTCGCTTACAGGTCCAAGTGAACCCCAAAATTTTGAACCGTCCCAGGTGTCCTTGCCAAAATAATCTCCCAGGGCTTTTACAGCTATTTCTTTGAGAAAGTTTCCATAGTTATCAATCGTTTTATTTTCGCCCATCGCTAAAATCCTGGAACTACCTGAGTCCACTTACTGCCCCCATAAAGAGCGCGTTCAATTCTATTTATTTCATCTATGAGCTTATCCCGCCTAGCGTACAACGACGCTAAATCAGTTCGCTTTACTGTCTGCCTGTCCTGCCCGGTGTCAATTGTGTATTCCACAATGCCGTCAGCTCCGCTTGAAGATGTAAAAGCGACAATTGCCCGGTTAATGCCGTCCAGCAAAATCTTGTCATTTTGCAGAGTCTGAGTCCAAAAATCTGTCCCTGTAATTCCCCCGACTTTGTTCGGGTCATCAAGCAGCATTCCCATAATTAAATCTTATATAAACATCCCAAAAGATTTTCGCGGCTCCTGAAAGCAAGCTTAGCGCCGTCTTTCTTAAAGCCGTCCTGTTCAAAAACAATAAAATATTTCGTGTTATAAATTGCAACCAAAATTGCAACGTGCCCATAAGGATTCTTTTCAGTAGGTCCCCAGATAAGCACATCACCACGCGAATAATCAGCTAGGGCAGAATCAGGAGTTTTTTTCAAACTGTCGCATTTATTAAAAATATCTTTTGCACCGCCGTTTATGCCTAATGGCGGAAACTGAGGCACTTCTAAAACGTCATCAAAATATAATCTGGCAAGGTCTACGCACTGAGGCGTTCCTTCCTTGTCGTAATCAATTTTTTTTCCGAGGTTGTTTTTAATAAACTGAGTTAAAGTCATAAAACCCCCTTCTACAAAAATAAAGCCGAAGTCCACACGTCCCCTTCCACCAAAGACCGCCCAGACTCCGGCACCACCCACTTATTTCTTTGCAACAGTAGTATTTCCAGAGAACAGACCTACTATTGTAATAACTGCGCCTTCTACAACAGAGATTGAAGCATTGATTGCCCCCATGTTTTCAGGGGCGCAATATGTAACAATCGCAATTGCTGCACCAGCAGCAGCTGTAGTAAGACCACCAATCAAAGCTGCAAGTTTCTTACTCATTTTCGTACCTCGCTTATTTATTTTTCTGATTCTGCATCAGAATCAAAGACGGAATCAAAGGTTCGTACCAGAACCGTATTTCTTCAAGCGTCATTTTTTGCGGCATAACAGGCAGGTGATAATTCTGATAGATTTCGCGAATCATCACCGGAACACCTGCCCAGGCAGAAACTTCTTTTTCCCTGCCTTTTAGCGCAATTGTGACGCTTAGCCCGCTATAAAAAAACTGGCAATAATCGAAATTACCTTATAGTCATTGTGTGCCACATTCGCAAACCAGCGGATGTCCTGTCCGGTCATTGCAGAAGCTACAGCAAGGGTTTTATGAATTCCTTCGTCAGCCTTAAATTTATCCATTGCCATAAAAGCTCCGCCGTTCGGAGTCTTAAACACAATTTTTTCTCCGGCATATCCTGCCGGACTTTTATCACTGATTGTATATTCAAAGCAGCCTTCTTCGTTAACAACCAAAGCACCGCTCTGAATTTTGCTTACAAGCTTCGGAATAGAAGCATCAAGCAATTTTTCCCCATTCTGTCCCTTCACGTAGATGTCAATTTCGTTTTCGTCTGCCCAGCGGTTAATTTCATCCATGGCCAGTTCTTCACTCATTACATTCTTTTTATCCATTTGTTTGCTCCCATAAAACAAAGCGGGCTTTCACCCGCATTGTTTTTTATAAATATTTCCAGTCACCAGCAAGACTGATAGACATTGTATTTGCCTTACCGTCCAGCGTCTTTTCGTCAGTAATCTGCATGCTGCCGCTTACAAGGGTTCCATCCACTTTTGTTCCAGAAATTGCAACAAAATCCAGATTGTCAGCAGTTTCCTGAATAAACTGCTGGTCCCCTCTTGAATCATCAGTCACGATGTTTATATCAGTGATTGTTCCAGGAACGCGGGTTTTTTTCTGGCGGTAAGTGCCGTCAGCATTTGCAACCACTTCGTTTTCAAATCCTGGAAGCTTGAATTTTGGCTCGTCTTCTGCGTCGCAGGTAAAACGTCTGCCGTTTATTACAATACTTTCTAATGCTCCACCAGCTTTAGACATTTTTTACCCCCTTAGCCTACGTACTGACCGAACGGAACATTTCCGTCTACAATTTCAATATTTCCGCTCATCTTAACCGGGAATGTATAGTTCACGCGGTCAGGATTTGCGCTGTCAATTTTTACAACCATATTTTTGATTGTAAAATCCGGGTCACTGATAAGTGCAGCTTCACCAAGGCTTATTGCCAGGTTTGCAAACCAGGTCTTAAAGTCTTTAGTTGTCTTTGCATCAGGATTGCTTGTGGCCTGTCCTTCAGGAAGAAGCGGAGAAGCTTTCACGTCCGGCGCTTCGGTAATTATGCGCAGGTTATAAACTACGTTCATAAGCTTTACAGCATTTACAACGTGTCTTCTGATTGGGAAACGTCCGCCGCCTTCAGGATGATAGAATGTAATCGTATCATTGATTGCAGCATTGCTTCCGGCAGTAATGTTTGTGCTGCTGCCCTTTGCCACACTCTGATTTCTTACAGTTGGCTTTTCCTGGGCATCATCACTTCCGCGCTTCAAGCCGGTAAGGTTTCCTGTATAACCCTTTGCAGGGTTAGAGTCTGCAATTGTAAGGATTTCCAGAAGCTCCCTTGCGGCAACAACAAAAGGAAGCTCTGGAGAACCTACGCTTACACAGAAGAAATTAACATAGTCATCTTTTCGTGCGTCTGAAATTGCAGTTCGTGTAGAGTAGTTATCTACACAGCCATGAGCAACTAAACATGGCTTCTTTTCGAGCCAGGTCCAGCGACCATCGCAGAAATTAAAGAACTTATCAAGCAAAGCTGATTCAGTTCCATCACTATTTTTATAATCCTGGCAGTTAAGAATGAAAGTTGCCCAAAGGTCAGCTCCAATCTTTTCAAGTGCAGCGTCTACATCGCAAACACCAGCACCGCCAGAAAGTGCTGTCAAAGTTACAGTTAAGCCCGGAATATCGCCTTTAAAACTCAAAGAAATGCGGTTTCCGATTGCTCCGCTCCATCTTGCTGTCAAGCTTACATAAGCCGGATCATCGTCGTGAGCTTCTACTAGGGCAGCAGTCACAGGACGTTCAAGCACATTGTTTACAGCAGTAACAATTGCGCTATGAACTTCAGCAGCAGTTTCGCCCTTTGTAATTGCAAGCTGCACGTCAATGCCGCCAATGCTCAAAACACATTCAGCAGCTGCGGTTGCGCTTGTACCGGCTACCAGGATAGAACCGGCCGCAGCTGCGAATCCGGAATCCCCGATTTTTACCGGGCAGATATATACTGGGAATGTCGCCATTTTTCCACTCTGTGGGAAAAGCTGACGCGCAGCCAGATAAAGCGGGCTACCATAACCGTATCGCTCGCCAATCTCTGCTGCGCTTCCTTCACATTCGTATTTGTCAAGAGAGTAAGAAACGCTGTCGTTGCCCTGCCCTACTATTACAAGTTGCTGTGGCAACATCTGAGCGTTTCCAACGTTGAAATTTTTTGGTTCAACTGAGACGCCAATAATTCGGCTTACCCAGCTAGCAGGAACACCACTCATTCTTCACTTTCCTTCCGCTCTTCAGCGGCTTTTATAAGAACACGGCCGTTTTCGTCCGTGATTATTCCGTAAACTTCCCAGCCGGTAATTCCGCTGGCAATCTCAACATCTTCCACGTAGTCCACAGAAAGAGTAATGCGGACAATCCGCATTCTTAAAACACTTTGTGTATCACCCGGATTGTAAGCTTGAAAGTTCCAGGAAACTTTCCCCACAATCCCACGAAGTCCTAAATACGTGTTGCTTTCTGCGCGTAAAATCCGGCGTATAAGTCGCGCCGTCTTCCACGCTCGCAAAGCTGCTTTGTTTCCCATGTCCGCCGTTGCAGTATTTCCGCTTGCATAAACGTCCAGAAAAAACTTTGCAGTTAAGCTTTGTTTTCCTACCGAAGCAGTTCCATTCCCATCATCTGATGAATCAGTCGTAATGTTTACAAGTGGAAAAGGATTTGCATTCGGTGTGTTAGTATCAACCAGCTGGAAAGGGTCAGAATGCTCCAGGTACACAGAAACTTTGTAGTCCTGTGCGTCAGGCTTTTCTGCCTCAGTTGCCAGCCGGTATTGATTTTGCAAATCTACGGCAAGCAAAGCTGCAATCTGGTCTCTGATAATTTCGATGTTATCAGGTGAATCTAGCAGTGTCGAACATGCAGGATTAAGCGTTGTGTTCGTGCTCATAAGCTGCCTCCGATGCTGCTTCCAGATTAGAAGTCATAAAAAGCTTATTCAGCCCTAGTGTCCGGTCTGGCATACAGTAAGAAACATACATCTGCTGTCTTTCACCGCCCAGGTCCGTCCATTCAAGCCGCCAGCCTTCCCGCGGGTAAAGTACCTGCATATTAGAATCCTTTACACGGTCAGCAACGTAAGTTGCCCAGCATGAACGCCCAGCGGTCTGATTGCCTTCACCATCGACCATAAAACCAATATCGGAAAGTAGCATCAGCACTTCCCATTTATTGTTCTGAGCGTCAAAAAGGTTGCAGATTGTAGTTCCAGCCTGCGCCCCTTCAACTGTGACCGCGGAATCCCTATGTGCAAGCTCCCGCAGGTTCATTATTTATTGCCGCCTTTTTTATCGTTATTAGAAGTTTTATCTGCTTTGTCATCTTCAGACTTTTTGTCGCCTGCGTCATCCTTTGCAGCATCTTCAGCCTTCTTTTCGTCTTTAGCTTTCTTTTCGTCTTCAGCTGTAACTTCCACGATTTTCTTAGCCTTAGCCAAAGTTTCCTGCTGTTTTTTATCAAGCAGGTCTTCAGGAAGAACATCGCCAGGCTTGTAAATTACGCCCTTTGCAGTGAGCGCAACATCTTTTGCAACCTTATATTTTTTCTCAGCCATTTTTCAGCTCCTTATGATTTAGTTGTCAAACAACCAATGCGGTCAATTGAAACTGGAATAGCAAGGGCACGCATCTTGCTTTCAGCTGTGTATGTGTCCTGCTGTTCGTCTTCAAATACACGGTTATGAACGCGGATAAATCCGTCGTATGTAACAACCGGTGGAACAACGTCTGTAAATGGTTCTTTCATTCCCAAAGTAGGAACGCCGCCAAATACAAGACGCAGATCAAGGTCTTCAAGACTAGCGGCAAGAATAACCTTGTTGTCAGACATGTAACCGTACTTTGTGTCACCTGCAAGAGTTTTGTATTTTCCTGCATAAACATAAAGTTCAAGTCTGTGGCTGCCAAAGTCAGCAAAGCCCATGTAGCGGCCGCCCTTATCCTTGAGTCTAGGCTCAAGAATACCAAGGCCAAGCCCATCGTGCTTAACCATCTCTTTGAAAGTAGAATCTTTCAAAATGTTATCCCATGATTTCTGGTCAAAAATTGCATAGCGAACATCACATTCGCCATCATCAGCAATAACATCAGCAAGAGCAGTAATATCTGCAACAGGAGTTGCACTTACTCCACCCCAGTCGTTAATTACTGTAGGAAGATGGCTTGCACTCTGGTGATAGTCCAGATCGTAAGTAATGCCGTTTTTGTCATCCTTCAGCTGAATGTGACCAGTCTGAAGAACCTGAGCACACTGCAATTCAATGTTCTTTGCAAACATGCGATGGTACTTTGTAAGTACACGCAAAATCTTGCGAACAAGACGGCCGAACCATGTTCCAACGCTGTCAGCGTCGTCACTTTCGCCTGGCTGTCTCTCCATCAATTCATGCAAATTGATAGGATCTTTCATTGCAGAATATGGCGGACGATATTTGTTTTCCTGCCATACCTCTTCATTAACAATAACAGCGCCGGTTCTTGCATCGCTCAGTGTAGGTGCAATTGCCTCAGTGTTGCGCTCAATGTCGATTTCTACATACTCAGCCTCAGTGTAGTCTTCTTCTGTGGTTGTGAAAAATGTAGAAAGGAACCCGCGAACAGGAACACCACGTCCCTGTGTAAACATACGTAAAACTTTCTTCAAAAAGTCCATTTGTCTTTCTCCCAAAAATTAACGGCCGCTTTCGTAAGCGTCCAAAGCGATAATCGAATGACCGCGTAAAGCGTCCTTGTCGGCAGCACTCAACGGTGTGTTTGTGCTGTAATGGCAGCGGCTTGCAGCAACGCGTCCGCTGATAACCGGGCGAATTTCGTAAGTAGCAGTAGAACCGCTAGAGTTTGAAATATCAGCTCCCACGTAAACAGCCACAGGCTCCTGAACGGTGATAACCTGCTTATAGTAAGTCACACCAACCTGAACAGAAGTATCGTCAGACAGAACGTAAGCAGTTCCGTCTTTTTCGTACCATCCTTCAAACTTTGGACTTGAACCTGTAGGAGCAGTTACTTCTTCGTAAGTTGTTGTAGAAGTTGCAGAAATTACACCAAATTTTCCGTCAGCTTCACGCTTCAAAAGAGCACCCTCTTTTACAGCTCCGCCGTTAGCAAGAGTCAAAACACCGCTTTCAAACTCGTTGTCGCCCAAAAGCAAATCAACTTTTCCGCGGTCTTCACTTTCATAATTGCCGTTTATTTTTCCCATTTGTCAGCTCCTGTCTCGCGGTCAAAAGCAGCCATCACAGCATCCTTGTCCGCATTCTTGTCATTTTTAGGTGGATTAACTTCTGGAACAGTTTCATCAGCTGCCTGAGCTGTCAAAGCTTTTGCAGCTACACCCTTTTCAAAAAATGCGTCTACGACAGAATCATTTGTCGGATCAGCACCCTTCTCAATACACTCCAGAGCATAGTCAGTTGCTCCGGATTTCTTACCCATTGCGAGAAGACGATTCACGCGTGCCTTTTCTTTTTCAACGCCCGCTTTTTCGCCGTCCGCCATCACTGCTGCATAAACATCAGCGTGATTTTTTTTCAACTCTTCAGCTGTCATTACAGCCCCCTTATTAGATTGAGCTTCCGAAGCTTTTGCCCTGGAAGCAATATTGGACGGCGAACCGCCCTTAATATCCAAAGCTAAAGCCGCAGCTGCGTAATTGTGCTGCGGAATATCCTTGTCTTTTTTAAGCTGCATTGTTTGCAGCATTTCCTGAGCTTTGCTGAATTTTGCCTTAGCATTTACCAGGCAGAAGTCACGCCCAGCAGCCTGAGCAAGTCCGTTTTCAATGTCTTTTTTCAGGTCTTCGTCCATTTCTTTGATTGAATCAACAAAACCAGCTTTCAGAATCTCTTCACCAAATAGCCAGGTTTCAGCATCCATCATTTCTTTGATTTCAGTATCAGACTTACCAGAGCGGCGGCTGTAAATAAAATTCATTGTGTCATCAACTTTCTGAAACCAGCCCATTGCTTCGCTCATTTCTTTAGCGCCGCCGATTCTAACACCCCAGGAGTTATGAATCATATACATCGAATTATCTTCGGCAACGATTTTGTTTTTGTCCGGGTTAACGGCATTAGCCGCAAGGGCAATAACACTTGCCATACTTGCGGCCATTCCCTGAATGTAAGTTGTGATGGTAACGTCTGGATGATTTCGCGCAAAATCGCGGATGATGTTGAAGATTGTCACACCTTCATACCAATCACCGCCTGGAGAGTCGATTGTGATTTGCAGTTCGGTTTCCCCGGTAGGAAATGCAGCAAGCTTATTGCGCACATAAGCCGCAGAGATTTCTTCAGAAACCCCTGAGTATTTCTCCCACCAGTCTTCCCCGATAACTTTGTCAATTAACAGTTCGTACATTTTACTGTTTATTTTCATACCGAAAATTAAAAAACACTATGCCCTAGAACAAAATTTTATAAAAAAATGGGGTAAAACCGCATAAAAAGAGCAGCTTTACCCCGCTAATTCTTATTATTATTGACAAATCACTAAAACAGGCCTAGTCTTTTGGTGGATGTACCCCTCCCGGTATTTTCATTTGTTTGCGCCGCCTGTTGTCCCCAGCAGGCGGTTTTCTTACTACTCTCAAGAGTAGTAGACCGCTCCCACAAAATCCGTGCAAACTTTCCGCCGCTCTCGCTCTCAGTTACTGCATCACAAACCACCGCTAAAAACAGCACCTTGTCCACATAATTGTATTTCATACCACCTCCCAAAATTTTTAAAGTAATGAATAAACGATTTAATTTAATATTAAACGATTTCGTTTAATTCGTCAATCAAAATTAAACAAAATAGTGTATTTTTACATTTTTACTTGTATTTTTAAACTTTTTAGTGTATTTTCGACTTATGGACACAACAAATTATATTAAAAAATGCTGCCTGGAACGCAATTTGCAGATTAAGGACCTCGCAGAAAAAACCGGCCAGAGTCAGCAGAACCTTACAAACAAACTTCGCACAAATAACTTTAAAGTCACAGAGCTTGAAAAGATTGCGCAGGCTTTAGATTCTACCCTGGAATTGAAATTCATTGACACCCAGACAGGTAAACCAATCCTGTAATTTTTTCTGAAGCGCACAGACTTTAAAAACTTGACAATTTCCCGCCTTGATCCTACATTCTCAGTATGGGCAAAACAATCGTCGTTAAAGGCATAAACGCTTTTGAAAAAATTGCAAAGGATGTCTCACTTAAACAGCTCAAAGCTGCAATCAACACAGTAAACATCACCGCGGCCGTAAGCCGCCAGAACGCCCAGCGACTGATGCAGAAGAATTTTACCCTGCGCAATACCTTCACCCAGAATTCAGTTATTTATTCAAAATGTCCACCAGGAGTTTCACAGCTCAAAAATGTTAAGTCAGAAATGGGCTTACTTCCAAAAGCCGGATATATGGCACTACAGGAAACCGGCGGCAAAAAAACAGCGCCCACAAGCTCAAATCTGATAATCCCAAATACAAACGCCCGCCTGGGTTCAAACTCGAACCGTGTCAAAAAGTTTTATCAGTATTCAAACATACGCCAGAACTTAAAGCCTCGCACAATAAACGGCACCCCTTCCCGCTCAAAAATGGCGCTTGCCGTCGCAGCTTACAACGCCGCAAAAAGCAAGGGCTTTGTTCGCGTAAATAACACAATCTTCCAGGTTCTCCGCTTCAAACCGGATAACCGCCTTTTTTCTTCTCGTCCTATCCTCAACTTAAAGCACAAAAGCGTTTTCGTTCCTGCCCGCCCTTGGATGGAACCCGCCATCGACTTCGCCCAGAATCTCATGCAGGACATCTACAACAAAGAAATGGATAAGCTTTAATTATTGACAGATTTATTATTTTGATTTTATATTGGGATTGCTTACAGCAATGCTTACATTTAACCAAAAGCCAAAGCCGGAGAATCAGGGGTGTTTCTTCAGTTTTGGCTTTTTTTTTATGCCCTTTCCTGGTAAAAAGCTTGTGTTTGTTTTGCATACGACCAGAACGCCTGCCAGTCTAAGTGTGTAATTCTCAGCTCATGCCTGCAAATGTCATCTGCGAAAATCTCCAGCGCAGCTTTATTATAAACGCGCGTATCAAAAGCGTGGTTGTCCGCTCCGAACTTAGCCTTCCAGATTGTTTTGATGTATCGGTTTGAATTCTTGTCAAAAAGATCCACTTTCTCTTCAGCTTCGTACATCTTAAAATAATCGTCTCCAAAATCTTCCGGAAAGTTCGGGTACCACGCAGGCTGAAGCTGGTTATCATTCCAGAAAAGCCGGTTCATTTCGTTTGCAATCCTGTCTTTTAATAATCCTGTATTCACGTGATAAGCCAGCGGCAGCCCGATTTGCTTCAAAGTTGCAGCAGAAAAAAGTGCATAAGTTGCGCCGTCCTTAATCCAGTCTTGCCCCTTGCAGGCATACACTCCGGCTGTAAATCTTGCCACAAAAGCGTAAACCCAGGATGTATAGTGTCCAGAGTCTACCAGCGTAATCATTACGCGATATTCTCTCCGGCCGTCTTCATCCGTAAAAGTATGGTTTGTAATCAAATCGCTCAGCTCGTCCCATGGACCGCCGAAAGTCTCAGTTGAACCTTCAATTTTTATAAAGTCCACAGAGAAATTACATCCGCGCTCAGTGTAGCCCACAATATCCACATAAAGACATTCTTTCTGAACGTCCACGCTTGCCACCAGGATGACAACCGGTGAACCAGTATCACGCTCTGCAAGCTGATTAGGAACATATCCGCGCGCAAATCCGAAGCGTCTATAACGCAAAGCTCTCTCATATCTGATTGTTTCGTGCTGTTCCCTGAACGGCAGTCCTTGCTTCAGATTTCTGAATACGCGATATTTTTCTAGATCCTTCACGCGGTTAGTTTTCAAATCCCACGCCACAGCCCAGTCAGAAACGTAATTTTCCCAGGAATACATTCCCGGAGGGTTATACAAAGCTGTAATGTGATAGCTTTCCGCCAGCGGTCTTTCCGGCTTATCTACAGAGCTTCGCCATTCGCCTTTTTTGATAATTTCAGCCTTGTCATAATTTTTCATAATACCGCCGCAATGCGGACATTTATATCCTACAGTCTCCAGCTTTGGCCGGAAATTTTCGTCGTTCTCCCAGACTATTCCACCGATTTGTTTTGACTTATCGTGTTCGTCCCAGATTGCCCATTCAAGTTTCTGCATCGCACCGCAGAACTTGCAGGGCACATAGAAATATTTTTGGGTCCCGGTTAAGAAAAGCTGCTCAATTAAAGAACTTCCCTCATTCTTTGGAGTTGATCCGATAACAAGCTTAGTATGATTTCCAAAAGCGTCCTGACGCGCCTTCATCAAAGTGAAAATATCACCTTCGCCCTTAATGCTCATAAGTGCAGCGTCAGCTTCATCTGCAAAAATTACCTTGAAAGAAAAGTTTCTGAAGCGTGTTCCAGACTTAGAACCGAACAGTCTTAAATTGCCCCCGGCATATTGTTTGTGATAAGTTGTGTCACCCGTATTTCTTGACCCTTTTGCTTTTTTTGCCGTGCTGGTAATCTTTTTGCGCAAATCGCAGTTATCAATGCAGTTTTCAAGCTTCGTTTCTGAATATTGCTTGACCATCACATCATCCGGCAAAAACAATGCCTGCTCTTCAGGATCTGCACCTATAAAGTACATCATCCCAGGTTCAAGCACCCCGGTCGTATAACCGCACTGATTGCCCTTCATAACAAACACGTATTTTGTAGGGCATTCCGGTGAAAGTTGATTTACAATCTCTTTGAAATATGGGAATTTCTCATAACTGAATTTACCCGGAAAAGGTGAAAGTGATTTATCCAGATAGCGCACAGATTCAATGTAATCCGACGGCAAAACAAAATCTCTTTTTGCTGTCAGCCCTGAAAAGCTTTCAATGAGAAAATCAATGTCACTTTCATTTACAACCGCTTCCATTTTTTTAAATGATTCTAAGTCCCCAGTAAATTGTCTGAATTAAAATGCTGTTTTCACCCTGAGCAAGATAAAAACAAGAGACTACCAGGAAACCATTAAGCCAGAATGATTTGGCCATTTCTCTGGCCGTTTCGTCATTGTCGTATATCCTGGTGATTAAATGTCCTTTTGAATCAATTGTGATTAAAAAATATTTGCTTCCAAAATCGTCCGGCTCGCACTCTCCCAGGATTGCGCCCTGTTCCTTCAGTACGCGCCGGGCAAGCTTCTCCGGGCTTTTCAGATCCTTTTCAGGCACCGTGTCATACCGTTTCCATAACTTCATCCAGCTTTTCCTTCATTTCCATAATAGAATCTGACTGCTTATCATATTTGCCCTTCAAAGTATCAAGCTCGCCCACAATGTGTTCTTTTGCCCCGCTTATGCAGCGCGTCAGATTGTCAGAAAGAATGTGCATTACGTTTATGCGCACATCGTCCCCACCGGCCAAAGAAACCGCTATAACCTGTTCACACACAGACTCAGGCACATCCAGAAGCTGATTCATTAAATCGTCGATATACCCGAACACCCGCTGCACAACAAAATCTTTTGGAATCTGCTGCATTCGTTTTTCCTGGGTGCGCTGTTCGCGTTCATCGGCCGCGCTCAGATCTCTTTGAATCTTGCTGAACCGCTCAATGTTATCAATGCTTCCGAAGGTCCGCAGCAGTTCAGAGATTGTCATTTTCATCATGTCGTGGGATTTATGCGGTGATGCAGCAAGCTGATTACGCAAAATTTCTGCCGCAGGGTTGTTTAAATCTGGAGAATAGTTCTGAGTCGCGCCTTTTTTCTTTTCAGCTGCTGGCGCAGCCGTTAAAGCAGTGTTACCGCGTTTTTGCTCATTTTCAGAAGCCAAAGCGTCAGCTGATGCAGGAGTAGAGCTGCCGCCATTGGCCGCAGCTTCCATTGCTTTTACTTCCAGCTGAGCTTTCATTTTTGCCTGTTTCTTTTCCAGGTAAGCTCGATTGACAGGTTCGTCTGTATCAAGCTTCTTTCCCCCAGAAACGCGCACCAATTGCCCGGCCTGTATCTGTTTGCATATTGCCATTGCAGATACGCCGCACATCCGCGCATATTGCGATGCAGATACTAACATAGTTTTATTATCGCAGATTTTTTAAACTTTACTATGCCATAAGCCAAAAATTTAAACTATTTTTTAAACATGACCCATAACTAAGGCCGGGCACCCGCCGCCGAATAATA